ATGAGGCTCTTCTCTGCTGTTTATGCCACCGTTGAAATTAGTCAGCTTCATCTAGCCCACCTTGACATGTGCTTTAGCTGCAACGTAGCTAACCCACGTATCTGTATCGTACCTGTAGAACATCACTACGCCTGCGTCGAACACTGCAGCGTACTGAAATTTGTTTGTGTCTAACGCGTCTCGCTCAGCTATGCTATCGCAAGGGTATAGAAACGGTATTTTTGTGATAGGGTAGGTTTGGCCTGCTCTCTCCTGCTGTGTAGAGCCTTTACCTAGCAGAAGGTCTTCTAAGCCAGCTAGGTTTCTACTAACTATGCGCTCGGCCATCAGAAGCCTCCATTATAATTTGTTTGATACTGTGTCGACCTGGTGCTATCTCTAGCAAATGCAGTTTTAGCTACCTTAAGCTCGCGGTCGTACAGTTGAAGAGCTGTCGCTCCCCTAGCTTGATATTGAGTATCAAGGTCGTCAAGGAAACAGTTACCAACGACATAGTTCTCCATAGCCTGTTCCCAGCGAGAACCTATTTCAAGCGTGTCTGTAACGGAAGTTATGGTCTTCGGGTCTCTTATATAGATAATGTCAACATTACTGTTAGCTTCTGCTATATCAGTAACTACACCATATGCAGTATTCATCTCATCGTGCTGTATGTCTACTGAGAAGAGTTCTGTTACTGCACCGTACGGCGAATTGAAAGTAAAATCATCTATTGCCGTGACAACTCCTAGGTCACCACCAGCGTAGTCTACGTCTGTTTCATTCTCAAACGTATACACATTGTCTAGTACGGACTCATCCATGATAGGGTAGAAGCGTATCTCTGTCTCATTACGCTTATCAAATACCACAGCTTTGACTTCTGGCCCTGTTCTTGTATACCAGTTAGTATCTAAGCTATCCATGTGCTCATAGGAGTACAAAGGCAAGTTGACGTCGTAGAAGTGGGCTCGCATTATCCGCCAGCAGTCTGTAGGCAAAGTATACACGGCTTTATTAGCATAGAGAGGCATTGAGAAAGTGCCTTTAAAGCACTCAGTTTGGCGGGCAAAGTCTTTTTGGGCTGAATCTAATAAACGCAAAAGCCGGTCATCAGACCAGCGTTGTTTGTTAGGGTCAGCAAGTCTGTCTCGAACCAAGCTAAGTATAGAAGGTATAGACATTCTAAGCTCCTAGATAGCAGGGCACTTGTTAGGTGCCCTGCCTTGGTCCATTAAGTCACTTTGGTGAGTTCACCAGTGACTTTGTTCGGCTCCAGGTACTCTACAACAACGTAGAACTTGCCGGCAGTCTGCGCACCAGTGATGGTGAGAGCAGCATACAGAGGCTTACCGCTACCGGTAAGAATCTGACCGACCAGCGAACCTACTTTGCCGGTACCTTTGATGTCTGCAGCAGCCATGATTTGCGCGCCGGCTTCTGCAGTACCCAGGGCGACTGTTGCTGTGGTAGCTGCGTTAGACGCAACAACACGATGCAGATAAGCATCCGTGATGATTGCATTCGGCGGCAGGTTACCCAGCAACAGATTCACACTTACGAGACCGACGTCAGGGTCTTTGACATCGAGCTCGGCAGCGAAGTAGCTCTTGGACTTCTTACAAGAGTTGTTCGCCTTGCGAGTGAGGTTTACGTACGCCATTATTGAACCTCCAGGTCCGTGACGACAACACCAAAGTCGACATCAGCGATTTTGGCACCCTTGTAAGCAGCGCCAGACTCAGCCTTAAGCTTGGTCTTTTGTGCTTCCATCCAGAACTCAACGCAGGACTCAGCAGTGATGCTGAAATCTTGAGATTCCTGGAATTTGTAGTCCGGCTGCTTACCGAAGGCCAGCTGCAGAGCACCAGCACCAAGAATTACACCGCGAGAGTGCAAGTTGGTGGAGCTGTAGTCGAAGCCTTCTTGACCAGTCCAGAGCGCGGTAGCCGGGTTGGTACCATCGTACTGACGCAGACCAGACATCTCGATTTCGCTGTCGTTGAACCCGAAACCAGAGGTGGTGCCTTCGGTATAACCGAAGAACAGGTCAGCTTCGACAATCAGCAGCGCGCCGATTTTGCCGATAACGCCTTTGATGAGGCGGTTGTCAGGACCACGCACGTCAGCGGAGCGGATGACGTTCTGGTAGCCAGCAGTGTCTTTACGCAGGATGGCAGCCATGGCAGCATCAATTACGTACAGCCACACAGGCTCGCCGTTCTTGGTCATGTACGGCTTCAGCGGACGACGCACACCACCAGAGGTGAAGCCTTGAGAAGTCTTGATAGTCTTCTCGATGTCGGTCAGCACGTTCCAGGTGAAGGTAGTACCCAGGTCGATGACGTGGGTAGGCGCTTGAACGACACCTTGCTGGGTGATGGTTACACCTTGAGCAGCATCGAACAGTGCTTGGTCCTTGAAGCGCACAAACAGGTCACCCAGCTTGGTGCGGCTGTCGGTGTGCTGGTTGATAGTGAGGTCGCCGATGTCTACGCCATCGAACACGTCACCATTGTCTGCGACCAGGCGATAGCGCTCTACAGTTAGCTTGTCAGAGAACTTGCGTTTCTGCTCGCCGGTACCGTAGGCAGTCTCTTTGCCCTTACGCGCTTTGCCAGAGAGGTTGCCATCGAAGTCGAAGACTACGGTGTGACCTTCTTTAGCACCATCTTTCTTTGCCTGGAAAACGACCGAGTCCATAGTGTTGCCAGTCAGAGGAGACCAGAAACTCTTGGAAGCAGCTTGAACCAGGCCTTCACGCATCCATTGCTTCCGCTTGAGGTCGGAATCAAGACGCACTTGACCAGTAGCCATGTTATGTCCTTACAGTCAGTTAAAGGGATTTACTTAACAGGTTTCCCAGGCGGGAGCTGTCTGGTTTGAGCAAGCGTGGGCAAAAGCGAACACGCACACAATAATTATACGCAGCTTGCCAGGCTGCGTACATTTATTAATATTAATAAATCTCGTTATCGTAAGCATCTGGTGAGGGCTTACCGTCCGGTTTAGCAGATGAACCAGGCACCGCACCCAGGTTAGGAATATCAGGCGGAGTGTCAGGCTGCGCAAGCACTTTACCTTTAGTTAGATAGTCTTTACATTCTGCCAGGAAGCCTGCAAAGTCTATCTTGCCGTCAGCAAGCTTCTTGGTGATACGCGGCGGGATGTCGTTTTCAATCACTTCATCAGTGATTTTGATGTCTGGGTAAGCTTCAGTGAAGGCTGCAAGCTGTTCTTGCCGTACTTCTAGCTCAGATTTGCCTACTGCAGTGTTAGCAATCTCTTCCAGCGTGGCTTTAGCTGTTGCAGACTGAGCTGCTTCAAGCTTCTTAAGCTCTTTGTGCCATTCGTCAGGGTTCTGATGCTTCAACTCTTCCAGCTCAGCAGCCTTATCTTCAGGCAGCTTGGCAACAATCTCGCGTTCGAGATTGCTAGAAAGCTCAGCAGCAATAGCTTGCGTCCTTTTTAGCTCTTGTTGAGACTTGGTATACCCGCTTTGAGTATCACGACGACGCTTTTCGGCAGTAGCTGCGTACAGTTTTACTGGGTCTACTGCAGCCTTATCGAAAGTATCGTCTGCAAGCTTCTCTACAAGCTCGTTAATCTCTTGCTCCAGGGATGGAGTGTCATTGGTATCTGCCATTTGACGAATTCCTTAGTTGATTAAACAGCTTCAGTCATGAGTCGGTAAGCTTCAAGCTTCCAAATCTCACTGAAAGAGTTATCGAAAGACACTTTCTGGCCTATCTCGTCGCGCCAGTTCTCTGGTGAGATACAAACAGCAGGTTTACCTACTACTACAAAGCCACCCTTAAGACGAATACCGCAAAACATCATCTTCTGACCAGCAATGTTAATAGTTTGGTAGTCTACTTGCTCTATGCGACTATCAATAAGCTCTTTAGTCACAGCTTTGGCTGTGCACTTAAGGTCTTTCATCATTTTGGTTACTTCTTCATGATTCTGTGCCATATAAGTTCCTCTTAGTCGTTAGTCGACATTTTTATTTTAACGCGCGTGTGTACAAATGCACACATAAATATTAATATGTTTATTAACGCTAACTAAGGAGCACACCATGGCTGTCTACAGTTTTAGTACCTCTGAGAAAGAGACGAATGAAGACGACAAAACTATACAGGCAGTCAAAGAGCACTGCCGTAAGCGCAAGATTATATTCAGTAAGGTAGTTATCGAGCAACTAGCTAAGTGGCTAGAGGAGCAGAATAATGCGTAATGACGTAGAGTATTACTCTGCTGTCTCGCTTATGATGCAAGGGGTGTCTCCTGCTGAAATAGCTGAGCAGCTTGATATATCCAGGTCGACTGTTGTGCGCTGGCACTCAGAGTTTAAACGCCACAAAGACGCTGGCACATTAGATAAACTTGTTAGCTTGTCAGACCTAGCTATTGTAGAAGCTGCTTGCAACGTAGAGCTGCCTGAGCTAATACAAGAAGCAAAGATGAAAGTCTCTGGCTTGCAAGTTCTGGATATGACTTTACAAAACACAGCTCTTAACCTAGCTAACAGAATAAACAGCATGGCTATGAGCGCAAGCGGCTCTGACGAGCTGGTAACACTTACAGATGCTTTATGCAAGCTGCAGAATGCCTTCTTCAATTCTAACAAGGTGCAAGTCAACGTCCAGAACAACATAGGTGGCGAGGGCGGGAAGACTTACAGCGCGTTCATGGGAGATAAGCCAGGTGCTTAGAATAAGTGAAAAGACTTTCAACAGGTTATACCCGGATTTGGAAGGCTATTACGACTTCTTTAATAACCCTGTGCCTTCTGACATTAGCAAGGAAGATTTTGAGCGTATTTATCTACCTTCAAAACTCTGGCGGCTGAACAACCTGTACACTGTAGTAGATAAACATGGTAATGCTGTGCGCTTTGTAATGAACGAAGCTCAGCATGTAGTCTATGCAATGACTCGTCAGCATCCCCGTGTCATAATACTGAAGTCTAGACAGCAAGGTATATCCACATTCTGGCTGGTATCCTACTTTGACGATGGCTTGTTCCAGGAACTGTTAGCTATAGGTCTTATGGCACAAGGTGTTGACGAAGCTTCTACGCTACTAGAGCGCACCAAATTCCTGTGGGACAAGCTTGACCCTGACATTAAGGCGTACCTAAACAGAAGCCTAGAGAAAGACAATGCCAAGTCCTTCACGTTTAACAATCACTCGCAGATTTTCATACGCGTGTCATTTCGCTCGACAACACTGCAGCGCTTGCATATTTCTGAGTTCGGTAAGATAGCTAACCACTCACCTAAGAAAGCTAAAGAGGTGAAGACTGGTACCCTACAGGCCCTTGCGGTTGGCAACACTGGGGTAATAGAGTCCACAGCTGAAGGGCGTAACATGTTCAAGGAGATGTGGGACGCGTCAGTTACCGCGCTAGCATCTGGACAAATAGCGCCTAAAGATTTTTACCCTGTGTTCTTGTCCTGGTTAGACGACCCTGACTGCCTATCTCCAGTGTACCAGACTGCTACAGCAGAGCAAGAGAAGTACTTTGCTAGCATAGAAGAGAAGACTGGTAGAGTTCTAACGCAAGAGCAGAAGAACTTCTGGATTATTCAGTACAGAGAGCTTGGTGGTGACATACACCAAGAGTATCCTGCTACGCCAGAAGAAGCTTTCACAGCAGCTAAAGATGGTACGTACTACTCCAGGGCTTACATGGAGAACGTCATCCGCGGTGGTAACATGGTCAAAGACCTGTACGACCCGAACCTGCCGCTTGACGTGTACATGGACCTGGGTGTGGATGACTACTTTGTACTAGGTTTTGTACAGTGGTATGATGGCAAGTATCGTATAGTTGACGAATA